GTTATACTGGGCAGTTATACCGTGCAGGCCTTAGGTAACGTACGAGGTGTAAGCTCCTTACTTCCTTAGACGTGTAGTACATTTGGGGGTGAACAGTACAGAGGTGCCCCCAGAGGGAAGGTCGAGGGGGTGGGGGGGTAAACTTTTTTTTTTTCATTAAAAAGCGCACCCTCATATCCATATTGCGGGGCTTTTTTCCCACTATTGCGTGCTAGTACACTAGATGATACCGCTCGTTCCGCGGCCTACTGAGAAGTTACCGGCCAGTTACTAGGAGGTATATGTGTAGTCACACTAGAAGGTCCACAGCCAAACCTTACGGCTACAGCTGCCACCTTAAGATACTGTCAAGTAGACTAGATTTACTCTTTACCCATCTTGACGGCTTGGCCTCCCAGTAAGTATAACACACGGTTTCCCTATTTGTCAAGCCTTCAGCTAAAAATAATTGAAATAAATTCCCAAAAAACCCTTGACAACCCTTTAGGTATATGTTAAACTATACCGGTAGCGATGACATACACAGTCTAGCTGGGAAGCAGTACCCTCACGGAGCTGCAGCATTTGATTCAGGCGGGGGAATCGAATATCTATCAAAGAACACACACACTTAAGAGATACATTGCCCATGGCTAGAGGCCGACCTTCCAAATATAAACCTAAATACTGCGCATTACTAGTAGACATGATGAAACAAGGCAAGTCATACCAGCAAGTAGCCGCAGAGATAGGCGTTTCCAAAGTCACCATGTGGCGCTGGAGAGATAAACACCCAGACTTTGACGAGGCTTGCCAATTAGGTTCTGTTCAAAGCTGTGCCTGGTGGGAAAACGAGGCAATGTCAGGTTTACACGATAAAGATAAGCCCAAGCATTGGGCTACTATGATGATGTATACCATGAAGTGTCGCTTCAAAGACTTCGGCTACCACGATAAGACCGAACAGACCATTGAAGTAACTAATAAAGTAGAAGAGATGTCTAACTCCGATCTTGATAAGGCCCTAGAAGCATTGACAAGAGAGGAGTCAAAGACCCCTAAACCTACACCTCTAATAAAGACATCAAAAACTGCACCCCCAACAGCAGAAACTACCAAGACTACCTCTGAAGACTCTAACAAGGATCTCCACTAAACAATGGAAAAATTGACTAAAAAGGATAAAATTCAATTAGTTAAGCTTCTCGAAGAGAAGAACAAAAGAGAAAAAGAGAATTACATAGATACCTTATTCCCTAAAGAAGGACCTCTATCCAGGGATAAGTACGCGAAACATCTTAAATTTTTCGAAGCAGGCAACGTATATTCACAAAGAGCCATGATCGCAGCTAACCAAGTAGGCAAATCCCTTACTGTAGGCTACGAGCTAGTTCTTCACGCCACAGGAGAGTATCCTGACTGGTGGGTAGGCAAACGCTTCCACGGACCCATCGACGCATGGGCTGCAGGGTACAAATCTAACCTAAAAGAAGCTATTCAGGACTACCTTATAGGTAATATTAATATGCCAGGTACTGGTTTAATACGTAAGTCCTTGATAGAAAAAGGAAGAATTACACGTAAGCCGGGTGTTACCGATATGGCACAAGACATATACGTACCTCACATAAGTGGAGGCCTAAGCAGAATAACACTTAAGTCCTACGATGAGGAAGCAAAAGCTTTCCAAGGTGCACGATTAGACTTCATCTGGTTAGATGAGGAACCTAAGAACTTTAACATATATACTGAGTGCCTAACACGATTAATCTCCAAAGAAGGTTCAATGGCATGTTCCTTCACACCTTTGAGTGGTCTATCAGACGTAGTATTAAGCTTTTTAGACTCAGGCAGAGTCCCAGACGGCGGTTTTGGTGAATGCAACAAGAAGTTCACCGTAAACATCCTCTGGGAAGATGTACCTCATCTATCAGAGCAACGCAAGGCAGAGCTCATAGCCTCCTTCCCTGTCCACGAGAGAGACGCACGTTCAAAAGGTATACCAGCCTTAGGTTCAGGAGCGATCTATCCTCTGAGCGAAGATGACTACGTTGTAGACCCCTTCGGCATACCAGAACACTGGCCTAAGGTCTTCGGGATGGATGTAGGTTGGAACAGAACAGCTGTCGTATGGGCAGCTATAGATTTAGACACAGATACAGTATACCTGTATTCAGAGCATTACAGAGGTAACGCAGAGCCTGTTATACACACTGAGGCAGTAAAAAGCCGAGGCCCTTGGATAAGAGGCGTAATAGACCCGGCAGCACACGGTAGAAACCAAGCTGACGGTAAATGCCTATTCGAGATATACGAAGGCTACGGCTTAGAGATATCACCTGCAGATAACGCAGTAGAGTCTGGTATATACAACGTTTGGCAGCGTTTGAGCTCAGGTAGACTTAAAGTCTTCTCAAGCCTATCTAACTGGTTATCTGAGAGCAGAGTATACAGAAGAGACGGAAGAGGCAAAGTGGTTAAGAAACATGACCATTTAATGGACGCCACCAGATACCTAATACAATCAGGCTTACCAGAAGCTACTACACAGTCTCCTCATGAAGATGGCGATAGACAAGAATATTTCGAAACGAACGATATCACAGGATACTAGTTTTAAAGATGAAGAAAATAGACAATTTAGAAATGCTCCTTGGTAGGCCCAATATAGCAGAAGACTTAGAAGAATCTCACTTAGCTGAGATTTCCTCACAAGTAATATCCGAACTTCAAGACGACCAAGAGAGTCGTATGGAATGGGAAGTACGGGTAGATAAAGCCATGGACTTAGCTAAGCTCAAGCCTGAAAAGAAAAGCTACCCTTGGCCCAACGCAGCTAGCATCAAATATCCAATTATAACTAATGCATCTATTCAGTTTGCATCTAGAACGTATCCTGAAGTAGTCAGGAATGGTCAAGTAGTTAAAGTACGTACCTTCGGATCAGATCCAGAAGAAGCTAAGATTCAAAGAGCTAAGCGCGTAGGTAAACATATGTCGTACCAACTTCTCTTCGAAGACGACAAATGGGAAAAGGATCTCGATAAGCTACTGCACCTATACTCAGTTATAGGGACAGCCTTTAAGAAGACTTGGTTTGACCCAGTCAGAGGCAAGAACAGAAGTGAACTTCTTCTCCATGATGAACTAGTTGTTAACGACAACATCAGATCATTAGGCGAAGCAAGAAGAGTAACACACTTAATCACAACACACACTAACTACATACTAGAGAACATGCGTTCAGGTTTATTTAATGAGATGGAACTCTCTGAATTAAGGTCTAGCGAAGGGCATAACCAGGAAGCAGGCGAACACACTTTAATAGAGCAACACAGATACTTAGACTTAGACGACGACGGCTACGAAGAGCCTTATATCGTCACAGTACACGAGGCCAGCTGCAAAGTACTACGAATCGTTCCTAGGTTCTCAAGAGAAGACATAGAGTACAATAATAAAGGCGAAGTCATTCGTATAGAACCTCAACAGTTCTTTACAGATTTCCATTTTCTACCTTCACCAGACGGCAAGTACCACAGTATAGGTTACGGCCTATTAATGCTTCCTTTGAATGAAACTATTAATACTATTTTAAACCAACTTATCGATGCAGGAACATTAGCTAACTTACAAGGCGGGTTTCTAGGTAAAGGACTAAGAATTAAAGGCGGCGAGATGAAAATGCGCCCAGGCCAATGGAAGAAGCTCGATTCAGCGTCAGGTACAGACATCTCTAAGAACATTGTACCGCTATCCTACAAAGAACCCTCTCAAGTACTGTTTCAGCTCTTAGGGGTCCTTATAGAGGCCTCTAGAGAGCTTTCATCTAACACAGAAGCACTAGCAGGTACAGCAGAAGGTCAAAACACACCTGCTACAACCATGCTAGCCTTAGTTGAGCAAGGTTTAAAGGTAGCATCAGCTATTCAGAGAAGATTACATCTATCACTGAGAAGCGAATATCAAAAGCTATATAAACTAAACCAATTATTTCTAGATCCAGCAGAATACCTCAAAGTATTAGACGATCCTACCTTAGAAGGATTAATAGAAGTAGACGCAGCAGGGAACACTATAATCCTAGATTACGAGGGAGATTCAGCAGACATTATACCTGTTTCAGATCCTAACATGTCATCAGACACTCAAAGAATAATTAAATCACAAGCTCTGATGCAAATCATGCAGCATCCTGCAATAGACGACAGAGAAGTGCTAAGACAGCATTTAGATGCGTTACAAGCAGACGGAGTAGAAAGATTACTACCGCCACCACAACCTTCACCACCGGATCCAAAGATGATAGAGCTACAATCTCAATTAAACATGAGAGGAGCAGATCTAGAACTGAGAGAAAGAGAATTAGACATAAAACAAGCTGAAGCAGAAGCTAAGATTATAAAAAGTAGAGCAGATGCTACTAAATCTATAGCAATCGCAGAAGCAGTAGAACCAGGCCAACAATTAGAGCAATACAAAGCCCAAGTATCAGCTCTAGAGAGTTCAATAAAATTAGAAGCAGAAAACAAGAAAGAGGCAAATAGAAATGAAGAAGCAAGAGCTAAAGGATTGGAACAAATCGCGAGTGACCCAGGAACTGTTCAAGGAACTTAAGGCACGGCGAGAAGAAGCCAAAGAGTACGTAATCCAAGGAGGAATACTAGGAGAAGACGATATAATCGGATCTCTACACAAGATCACAGGGTGTGTTGAAATAATAGACGACATTTTAACTAACGAGATTTTTGAAGAGTGTTTATCGAAAGAGGAAGAAGATAATGGCTAGACCAGCAGGACATAGAGTAATGATAGAAGTTAAAGAGATAGAAAAGACGTCACAAGGCGGAATTATCTTAGCAGCTAAAACTATCTTAGACGAAAAAAGAGCAATTGAAAAAGGCAAAGTAGTAGCATTAGGCAACTCAGCCTATAAAGACTTCTCCGGAGACCCTTGGGTTAAAGTGGGAGACATAGTCTGGTTTAAAAAATACGCCGGACTAAAAATAGATGAAAATCTAATTATCATTGAAGACGAAGACATCTACGCAATCGACGACAGTGAAGAAACTAAAGAAACCAAAGAGGTAAGCAGCAAATGAGTGAAGAACAAGTAGTAGATTTAGCGGTATCGGAAGAAGCGCAAGATCAAACATCAGAAGTATATGAAATTGAGCAAGAAGCCGCACCCGCAGAACCCTCAGTAGAGGATGTAGCTAAAAGCCAAGGGTGGCGACCAAAGGATGAATTCAGTGAGGGAGAATTTGTATCCGCAGAAGAATTTGTTCGAAGAGGAGAGTTATTCAGTAAGATCTCCAATCAGAACAAAGAGATAAAAGAATTAAAAGACACTTTTGCTCAATTAGGCGACCATATGAAAAAGCAAGAAATTGCTGCATATAAAAAAGCTGAAGTACAACTGAGAGCTGAGCTAGAACAAGCTGTTGAAGACGGTGATACCGAAAGATTCAGACAACTAGACACAGAGATCGATCAACTTAAAGTTAAAAAACAAGAAAGTGAGGCTTTACCTTTTAAACAAGAGAAGCTAGAGGACCTCCCAGAAGAGGTTATCTCCTTTCAAGGTAAACATTCGTGGTTCGGAGGACCTTCAACAGAAGAACGGATCATGACTCAAGCGGCTACCGAGCTAAGCAATGAAATTGCAGCTAAAAAACCAGGAATATCTCCAAAAGAAGAGATAAAATACGTAGAAGATGGAGTTATGCGGTTATTTCCACATAAGTTCAAGAATGTAAAAAGACAGGCCCCATCAGCGGTGGCCACATCATCAGCAGGGGCAACAAGAAAGAGCGCCCCGAAGGATTGGGAAAAGCTAAGCGATAGGCAACAGAAAATCGCTCAGAACTTTGCAAGACTCATACCCGAATACTCAGTAGAAGACTACATAAAAGATTTAAAATCTCAAGGAGACTTATAGAATGACAGACAGAAAACCAAATAGACCGAGACGTACAGGACTAATTCGTAGAGGACCACTCAAAACTAAACAAATCCCAGGATATGTTTTAAGATGGGTAAACGATACTAATTCACGTGTTGAAGATATGGGCGAACTGGGATACACTCCCGTCACCGATGAAGACATGTACGAGGGCGACAAGGGTTTAACCCAAGGAACCGTCGAGAAGAGTTCTATAATCTCAAAACAAGTCGGAAGAGGAACCAAATCAATACTGATGAAGATCCCCAACGATATCCACGCCGAAATCCAAGAAGAAAAAGCGGAAGACGCGCGTGAAAAAGAACAGGCCATGCGACCAGATAAAGATCTAGGCAGCATGAGCACTAAAATTGAAACATAACTTTTTAAAGGAAATTTAAAAAATGGCAAATCAAGATAAAGCATTCGGACTTCGTCCACTGCGCTATCAAGACGGTCGACCTTACAATGGGGCAGTAACAAAGTATGCAATTCCAGCAGGCTACGCTACAGCACTATTCGTAGGAGACCCCGTTCTCAAAGTTGCAACTGCTAATACAGCAGTCATCAGCGCAGATAACGAAATTCACCAAATCGGTTCATTGATGGAAATCAATAAAGCTGCCGCAGGCGACGATAACCCTATTGTAGGCGTAATTGTAGGCTTCGGGGCAGATCCAGATAACTTAGCAGCAGTACATAGTGCAGCAAGTACGGCTGGCGTAGCTTATGTAGCAGACAATCCAGACTTAGTGTTTGAGATTCAAGCAGACGGTGCAGTTCCTGCAGCTTCTGTAGGCTTAAACGCAGTTTGTATCTATACTAACGCAGGAAGTGCCTTTACAGGTCAGTCCGGTGCAGAATTAGACACAACCAGCGATGGACCTGCAGCAGACGCCTCCAATCAACTACTGATTGTAGGATTATCTAAGGATACTAATAATAATGACGGTGCAAGTGCTAATACGAATGTGGAAGTGATGATTTCTCGTCATCAACATCGCGCAATTGCTGGCATCTTAGGCGTATAGGAGTTAATATATAATGGCTGGAGTAATCAGTACAGGATCGTTCGCAAAGGACCTTCTACCAGGTGTCAACAAGTGGTTCGGAGATGCATATTCTGAACACGGTGCGGCATATTCAAAAATCTTTGAGGAAATGAAGTCCGATAGAGCGTTCGAAGAAGACGTATTATCAAGCGGCTTAGGTCTCGCCCTTCAAAAGAATGAAGGCGCATCATTGAGTTACGATTCAATGTCACAAGGCTACCTCAAAAGGTATCAACATACCACATACGCTAACGGGTTTATTATTACTCGTGAAATGTTAGATGACGGTCAATCCGACGTTATCGCAAGAGCCAGATCTAAAGCTCTTAAGTGGTCTATGTTGCAAACCAAAGAAACTCAAGGCGCACTAGTATTAGATCGTGCTTTCAGCAGTGGTTTCGCAGGCGGGGATGGCAAAGAGCTTTGTGCTACCGACCATCCGACTAAATCATCAGACTTAGCAAACGAGCTATCCTCGGCAGCAGATTTATCTGAAGCCTCATTAGAGCAAGCTCTGATTGATATCTCTAACTTCACAGATGATCGTGGTTTACGAATTGCTGCTACAGCAAAACGCCTAATCGTTCCCCGTGGGTTAGTGTTCGAAGCGGAAAGATTACTTGCAAGTGATCTCAGACCGTCTGTAGCCGACAACGATATCAATGCTCATAAAAACATGGGCTTAGTACCAGAAGGTTCTCATATGAATCCTTACTTATCTGATCAAGATGCATGGTTCTTAGTAACCGACGTCCCAGATGGTATGAAGTATATGAACCGTAGAGAAATGTCTGTATCTACCGATAATGACTTTGACACAGAGAACGCCAAGTTCAAAGCTGTCATGAGATTCAGTTTCGGTTGGACAGATCCTCGCGGCATCTTCGGAAGCCCAGGAGCGTAGTCTAAAAAACAGGTCCATAGACCCACCTAGCCTAGCTAAAGGGTCTATACACATTTAAAAGTGCCCAAGGAGTGGCGTACTAATACACATATCAGCAGACGAAAATCGACTACAAAGGAATGTAGACTGGTCTGATATAACATTAAGGTAAATTAAAATGGCAGTAACTCATTTTTCAAACAGCGTAGATATCAAGGACCATAACGGTTCAGCAGATGGCTTAAAACTTGGCGGAGTTCTTGTAACAGCGTCAGCAGCCGAACTCAACAGCTTAGACGATTCAGCATCCTCTGTAGCTATTTCATATGCGGCCAGCGGGACCACTGACGGTATCGAAGCTACATTCACAGTACAAGATGCTGCAGGTGCAACTATCGACGCTGTACACAAACTAGAAGTGTTCATCACTGACGACGACATCGGAGGAGTGTTAACTTCTACATCAGCCTCAGGCGCTTTAACAGCAACCGCAGGCGCTATTTTATCTGTTAATACAGCTAAGAAGCACGTGAGCATGACTACAGCGGCTTCAGGCATCGGTACACTACTTTTAGTAGACAGTTCCAACACAGCAGGCGAAAGATTCTGTGCGGTCAACCCAGTAAACGGTAAAGTAATTGTAGGACCCTCTGCAGTAGCTACTGATTACGAAGGCGGAGTGTAACACAGTAAACACAAACCAACCCTAGAGCAACGCCCGGAAACGGGCCAAGTTCTTTTAATTTAATCTCCAATATGTGGTAATTTTTAGCATATACGGGAGTATATATACAAATAAAAGCCTAAATGGAAACATAAAAAATGACAAATACAGTGACTCAAAAGACGTTGTTCGGCGATGCCTCATCGAAGAAAGTAGTCCGTTCCGTACATATACAATCAGACGGCTCAGAAGAAGCCAACTTAATTATATTCAATAACTCAGACTTCGCAGCAGACGTGTCCAAGGGACAACTCATGAGAGTGTGGGTAGCAGGTAGTTTTACAGGAACTATCGCACTATCGTGGGATCAAACCACAGACGAAAACATCATGTCAATAGGACAAGGCGACGGATATCTAGATTTCAGATCGTTCGGAGGATTCGCTAACCCAGGCGCAGCAGGAGCTACAGGAGATCTATTCCTGACAACTAGAGCTTTAGCAGCATTAGACGACGTAACATTAATCTTTGAACTAAAACAAGCTTAAACCATGTCAGATATTACAGGTAAAACACCAGCAGCCACGTACAAGGATCTACTACAGGTCTCCAACTCCAATTCAGGAGTAGACGGGACGCTACGTGATATCGAAGACGGAGAGGGAACTGCAAGTGCCGTTAAGATATCTTCTGACGCACTACAAGTAGATAACATTAACATTAATACTAACACTATTAGTACAGTTAATGCTGACGGCAATATGGTATTGTCTCCTAATGGAACTGGTGCAGTACTCATAGAAGGGTCGTCTACGTCATCAGCTGAGATAAGGCTCAGAGAAGATACAGACAACGGTGCTCACTATATGGGTATTAAAGCACCCGACGCCATCACCGCAGACGTAACTCTAACCCTTCCAGACGGCGACGGATCCGCGAACTACGTATTAGAGACCGATGGAGCAGGCACGTTATCTTGGACTGCTCAAACAGGTGGATCAGACACATTTGCTTCAATAGAAGTGGACGGGACAGGAGTGTCGGCAGCAGCACCCACTTTAGATTTCGATGGAACAGACTTCACTTTAACAGAATCTCCCACAGATGATTTTGACATAACTATAAAAGCTGAACGAATTCAAGATCTTGCAGGAGCAATGTTCACAGGTAATACTGAAACACTCATCACTGCAACGTACCAAGACGGTGACGGTACGATAGATTTAGTAGTAGACAACGACTTAGATAATTACAGTAACACTAACTCAGCCTTTATCACAGCATCCTCGACAGAAACCTTAACCAATAAAACTATTGATGCGGATAATAACACTATCAGCAACTTAGCAATAGGTGCAGAGGTTACAGGAGCGTCAACAGATTTAACAGACACTACAGCTCTTACATATAACGCAGACGCAAACGTATCAGGAAATACGTGGGTTATCGACGAAGATAACATGACCTCTGATTTAAACACTAAAGTACCTACGCAACAATCAGTTAAAGCTTACGTAGACGGAGCTGTAGTACCCGCCTTAACACAAGAAGAAGTAGAAGATTACGTAGGAGGAATGGTAACAGGTAATACCGAGACTTTAATTACTGTAACGTACCAAGACGGTGACGGAACATTAGACTTTACAGTAGATAACGACTTAGATAATTACAGTAACACTAACTCAGCGTTCATTACAGCGTCTTCAACAGACGCCCTCTCTAATAAAACCATTGATACAGCTTCAAACACTATAACCGTAGCGGAAGCCGATATATCTGACTTAGGGTCATATATAACAGCATCTTCAACAGATTCTCTTACTAATAAAACCTTTGATGCTAACGGTACAGGTAACTCTCTTAGTAATGTAGACCTATCCGCAGATGTTACAGGCGACTTACCTGTAACTAATTTAAACAGCGGAACATCGGCCTCTTCTAGCACATTCTGGAGAGGCGATGGGTCGTGGGCAACTCCCGCAGGTTCCGGAGATATGGTATTAGCAGGTGCGCAAAGCGTAACTGGAGCTAAAACATTTGACCCAGACACGTTACTTATAGACGGAGCCACAAGTGGTACCACCACTGTAAACGCTTCTGCAGCAGCCGGTACAACTACAGTTACATTACCAGCAGCCACCGATACTTTAGTCGGTAAAGCTACAACTGATACATTTACCAATAAAACTATAGACACAGCCTCTAATACGATAACTGTAGTAGAAGCAGATATATCAGATTTAGGGTCTTACATCACAGCATCCTCATCAGATACTTTAACGAATAAAACATTTGATGCCAACGGTACAGGCAATAGTTTAAGCAACGTCGATGTAGCAGACCTAGCCAACGGAACCGATGGCGAACTAATTACATGGGACGCATCAGCAGCCCCTACAACAGTTGCAGCAGGTACCGCAAACCAAGTATTAACGTCTAATGGCGCAGGTGCCGCCCCTACTTTTGAAGACGCCGCAGCAGCAGGCTTCTCTCAAGCAGAGATCGAAGACTTTGCAGGCGGTTTATGGACAGGAAACACTGAAACGGGCGCATCAGTTACATACCAAGCCGGAGATAACACCTTAGACATAGTAGTTTCAGACACTACGGTGGCCGGTGATTCAGGATCAACAGGAATAACACCTGGTGACACCTTGACAATAGCAGGCGGAACTAATATAACCACCTCTATGTCAGGCGACACTTTAACTGTAAATAATGACTATACTGATGAGGTCATTCAAGATCTAGTAGGCGCGATGACCACAGGTAATACCGAGTCGCTAATAACAGTAGCGTACCAAGATGGTGACGGAACATTAGACTTTACAGTAGATAACGACCTAGATAATTACAGCAACACTAACTCAGCATTCATAACAGCATCTTCAACTGATTCGTTAACTAACAAGACCTTTGACGCTAATGGTACTGGTAATTCAATATCTAACGTAGACCTATCTGCAGACGTAACAGGTGACTTACCTGTAACTAATTTAAACAGCGGAACATCTGCATCCTCTAGTACGTATTGGAGAGGAGACGGATCCTGGTCCACACCGGGAGGTTCCGGAGATATGGTATTAGCATCTGCGCAAAGCGTAACTGGAGCTAAAACATTTGACCCAGACACGTTACTTATAGACGGAGCCACAAGTGGTACCACCACTATTAACGCCACAGCTACAGCAGGTACAACAACAGTCACATTACCGGCAGCTACCGATACTTTAGTCGGTAAAGCTACAACTGATACATTTACCAATAAAACCTTTGATGCTAACGCCACAGGTAACGCCTTAAGCAATGTAGACGTAGCAGATTTAGCCAATGGGACTGATGGCGAACTAATAACATGGAGCGCAGCAGGTACTGCTACGACAGTAGCGGTAGGGACTAGTGGTCAAGTACTAACCTCAGGAGGAGCAGGGGTGGCACCCACATTCCAAGCAGCTTCAGGAGGGTCGAGCGTGTCTATAGGAGCGACGCCTCCAGGATCCCCCTCAGAAGGAGACCTATGGTGGGAATCTGATGAAGGTATATTGTATGTATATTATAACGACGGAGGGTCAAGTGAATTCGTTCAAGCAGTCGTTAACAATACGCCAGATGTATCTTGGGACACAACCCCTCAATTAGGTGGGGATTTAGACTTAAATAGTAGTGGTTTTACAGTAGAATTAACTGCAAACGAGTCTTTAGTGGCAGGAAATTGGTGCTACCTTAACTCTAGTTCTAAAATGGCAAAAACTGACGCGGACGCAGCAGCAACATCAGCAGGATTTATAGGAATGTCTTTAGATACTACGGCAGCTGACGCAACAGGAACATTTCAGATAATGGGGAGTTGGACCACCACAGGGTTGACAGCAGGATCTACATATTACTTATCTACAACAGCAGCGGGAATGACTGCAACAGCACCCTCAGCAACTGCTGACATAGTTAGAGTAGTAGGATATGCTTTAAGTACGACAGAATTATTCATTAAAATATCTGATACATATTTGGAGATTGCATAGTGTCAATAGGATCTATAGGACATTGGCAAGATTCATCAGGATCTCAAGTACCTACAACATCTTTTGCAGGTTTTAACTTTGCAGCAGAAATAAAGCTAGAAGATTCAACATATTCTAAACCCAATGCGTCTACCATAGAAGTAGAAGAGGCAGGAGACTATCTAATTATAGGAAGCTTAAGGTATAGAGACACGTCTAACGGCAGGTGTGTTGTACAAGGAAGATTAAACTTAACCACCGGATCAGGAAATTTATGGACATCTGCCTGCACGGGATTCTGCAGAGATACGTCTGAGGATGATGCGTTCGTAAAAATATTCGGAATTTATCGAAACGCTGCCGCTAACGATCAAATACAGATACAGGTAAGAAGTGACTCAGACCTACTCACGGGAGGCTCCGTAATAGACGAGTCAGATATACAAATAGTGAGAATAGCCTCCACCAATATGGGAATCTATACCGACAGTACTGGAGGAGTAGCCCACAGCGGTACGTCAGGGGTCACCGTAAATTTAGATAACACCGTATATGAATCAGACACGTCGGCAATAGAAAGAGTTAGCGACACAGTTACTATTAAGGGTAATAACAAAAGATATTTAATCCTGTATACGGTAGTAGGAGGTACAGGAGGAGATCGTACCCAACGTATATCTCAATTGACGTACGCAGGAGCTGAAGATTTAGCGACTCGGTCATACGCATACCAACGCAACGCAGCTAATGAATATGCTGGAATGGGAGCCATGGATATATACACCACCGCTACAACAGACGTAGCAGTTACCATAGAATGCTTTACAGGACCTGGCGTTGGAAACAACGACGGAGGTGCACAGGATGACGGGTCTTGGGTAACAACTGCCACAGGGTCTGGATTAGTTGTAATAGAACTTCCAGATAGTTTAGAAGTGTTTAGAAGTAGTGACGGAACAGGTTTACAGGATGTAACAGGGACATCTGCAACAGATATAAACTTAGTAAGAACCTTAGATGAAAACGACAGCGCATCCTTCACTAAATCAGCAAATACTGCTATAAACATAGAAAAAGACATGGACCTATTCTGTTTTGCCAATATATGGACAGCGAGAGGCAGTGTAGCGGCAACGGCGAGGTTCACGGGAGTAAGTGCTACAACCATAAACGGCACACCCAACACCGTAGGTCTGCACGGCAACATAGTCCGAGGAGCCCAAGGCACCTCAGGAACTTTTGGAGGGTCATTTCACCCGGGAGGAATATATTCTGTTTCTTCTGGAGACGACATAGGTGCTGAAATAGTAAGACTGTCCGGAGGCGAAGCCGGAGGTGCAGACAGTACTCAAGCGGGAACAGTAGGCTTTATAGGGTTTAATTTAGATACTTGGGAAGCAGTAGCCTCAGGGTGGGCAGGCAAGATAAACGGAATCACGAACCCAGGTAAAATAGACGACATAGCTGTAACAGGCATAGAAAAAGTGTCAGGGGTAGCATAGATGGCATTAACATTTCCAGATTCACCCACAAATCAAGACTTATATACTGCTGAGAACGGCATAGTATACATATATAACGTAGATCATTGGGAACAGAACGCCATAACGACAACCACTAAGTTAAACATAACTAATTTAGCAGACGGAACTGATGGCGAACTAATAACATGGAACGCGTCAGCATCTCCTACAACAGTGGCCGCAGGAACGGCCTCACACATGTTAACGTCTAACGGAGCAGGCGCAGAGCCTACTTTCCAAGCTGCAGGGGCAGGCGGAGGCGGCACATGGACACACATATCGAGCTCCACAGCATCTGCGTCAGCAACTATAGACTTTACTAGTGGAATAACAAGCACTTACGACACATACGTAATTCTAGGAAGGAATATTTCCCCTGCTACAGATCAAGGAACACTTTGGCTAAGAGTAGATTCGAACTCAGGAGCCTCTTTTGAAACGTCAGGATACGATTCAGCAAAAACTGCAATAGAAGAAACGGACACGTCACCAGTAACGGCATCAGGAACTTCCTCTGTAGTGATATCTGGAGCGCTAGCTAATTCTGAAGAGTGGGGGAGCGACACAGGCGAGGAAGGATGTATCGTATGCTACATATACAGCGCAGCCGCGTCAGGTAGTAAGACGAGCGCAGTGTGCTTTTCAACATACGAAAACTCAACAGGACTATTCGTGAACTCTATGGGAGGCGGACGTTTCGATACAGCTCAGACAGATGACGCTTTCAGATTAATGTTCTCAGCAGGTAACATTGCAGCAGGTGAATTTTCATTATTCGGCATAGATCACAGTTAAAAACAAGGCATAAAGAATGGCATTAACATTTCCAGACTCACCTACAAATCAAGATACATACACAGCAGAGAACGGTACAGAGTACCTATATAATGTGGACCACTGGCAAGCTAACAGCCCCCCTACGGCAGGTTTAGCTGTATCAGGTCTATCAAACGGCACTGACGGAGAACTTATAACTTGGGACGCCGCAGGTGCACCGACTACAGTATCAGTGGGAACAAGCGGTCACGTGTTAACCTCGAACGGTACAGGAGCAGCACCAACATTTCAAGCGGCATCTGGAGGAGGGGGAGCTTGGACGTGGATAGCTAACGCAACAGCAACCGCATCGGCGTCTATAGACTTTACTAGTGGAATAACAAGCACTTACGACACATACGTAATTGTAGGTAGAAACGTAGCACCTGCTACAGATGACGTACCTTTGTGGTTAAGAGTGGATTCGAACTCAGGGGCCTCTTTTGAAACGTCAGGATACGACGGAGGAGGTAGTACTTTACAGGAAGGCGACACCAGCCCTCAAACGGTAGGGACAACCACGAATATACCTATATCCTCCAACACAGACACGTTCGAAGGTTGGGGCGCTGCGACAGACGAAGAAGGTTGCGTGACGTGTTACATCTTCTCGGCAGCAGACTCGGGGAAAAAGACTCACGTAGTGAGTATATCCAGCTTCGAGAGCGCGGAGGGAGGGTACACTAACTCCATATGCGGGGGCCGTTTCGATACAGCCCAAGCAGACGATGCGTTTCAGATACTATTCAGTTCCGGAAACATAGCTAAAGGTGTCTTTTCACTTTTCGGCATAGACCATAGTTAAACGAGAAATATAAAATGGCAACAGAAGAATTATTACATAAGATGGTCGACGGGAAGAAGGTTTACTTCTCTCAGGAAGAAAGTGACTCTATAAAAGCATCTTGGGCGGCCACCGAGACATCTAGAAACGCTGAGAAACAAGCCACAGAATACTCTAGGAACAGAGAGAAAGCATACCCTAGCGTAGGGGAACAATTAGGAGCTATCACAGATACCTTAAAGATGCTTAAAGAGTCAGGTAAGATAGCCACAACATTTAACCTAGACGAAATTCTCGCCGATATTCAAACAGTTAAAGACACTTACCCAAAACCGGTATAACAAATGAGTAAATACATAAAAGACGATAAGTACGTAAAAGGTGAACATAATGTCATCTGCGACGTATGCGGTTTCCAAATAAAAGCTGGGCAATCCAGAATGAGATGGGACAACATGTTAGTATGCCCCGAAGACTGGGAAACTAAACACGAACAAATAGAGAGCCCGGTACCTGCTATAGGCGATGGCAAAGCGGTGCACCATCTTTTAGCGCCTGAGTCCGAAGATACGTTCAGGACAGATTCATGACAGACGAACCTAATAGAGATGTTTACATTGACGGAGAGCACAACGTAATATGCGCTGTCTGTCAATTTAAAATGAAATCAAAGGATGCGAGACTTAGATGGGACGGATTAGTAGTTTGTGAAAGAGACTACGAAGTTAGACATCCTCAAGACTTTCCTCCCCCACCAGCTTATGGTGGATACCCAGTTAAAAACCCTAGACCTGACGTAACAATGGCTAATATAGTATTCCACAGTACTGCTAACGTTCCTTGGGAAGAGTTGACAGTTAATAACTGGGAAGACGAGACAGATATAACTTGGGAAAATTGGACTACAGGATAACAAATAATGGCAACATCAGGATCAACAGACTTTAATCAAACTAAAAGTGACATCATAAAGGACGCATTCATACTATGCGGTATATATGGTGAACAGGAATCAATATCAGGAGGAGATTCACAATTAGCCTCTAGATTGCTAAACGGGATGATAAAAGCGTGGCAAGGTAAAGGGGCCAACTTATGGACCCAAACAGAAGGTACAATATTCTTCGTAGAAGGTCAAGCTAAATATGACCTAAACGCCACTACAGGCGACCAAGGAGCTCAAGAAAGTGAGATTGTAGAGACTACTACCTCAGCAGCAGCAGCGGCGGCCGCCAGTACAGTAACATGTACTACAGTAACCGGAATGACTGCAGGCGACGTTATAGGTGTAGTATTAGATGACGGCACTATAGACTGGGACACAATCGACTCAATCGACACAGGTACTCTAATCGTAACACTAACAGGAACATTAACTAGTGCAGCAGCTTCAGGTAATAACGTATATAACTATACAAATCAAATAGATAGACCTCAAGAGATCACTGACGCCAGATTAAGATGTGGAGTAAGTACCAACGCTTCAGATAGATTAATGACTAGAATATCTAGAGAGGAGTACTTCAGACTACCTGATAAGACTCTTCGAGGCAAGCCTATCATGTACTACTACGATAGACAACACACTACAGGTCAAGTATATGTATGGCCTACGCCAGACACTGTAGACGAAAGATTAAAGATTACATACACGAGAACTGTAGAAGACTTCGACGCATCCTCAGATAACCCGGATTTCTCTCCAGAATGGATAGAAGCCATAAAATACCAGTTAGCAGTCCGGATAGCACCAGCTTTCGGGAAAGACGCTAAATTACAATCACTTCTGCCATTAGCCTCTATTATGCTAGAAAACATATTAGATTGGGATAATGAGCACGTATCGCTTGACATTGGCCCGGATTTCAGGTAGAATGTTAGGTAGTTTAAACGGAACGCAACCATAATGCCTGTATTACCTCTAAATGGAGGCTTCTATACCACCCGATCAGAATCTCAGTCAAAACAAGAGACTATCAACTGGTATCCAGAAGAAGACCCTTCAGACGTAGAAAGAAACCTCATATTATTACCTACCCCAGGGTTAACACTCTTTTCCACTCCAGATGGCTCTGGGAGTACCTGCAGAGGTATGTTAGAGCATAAAGGAGTCGGTTACGTAGTAGTTGATGCCGGTGTATATACAATCACTACAGCTGGTACTGCAGCGTCTATAGCAACCTTAACAACCTCAACAGGGACAGTTAATTGGGCCGCTACTAATGACGAATTGGTACTTGTAGATGGAACCAAGAAATACAGCTATAAAGTGTCTACTACAACCTGGTCAGAGATCACTGACGCAGACTCTCCTGCAGCCCCTACTCAAGTAGTAGCCCAAGACGGCTACACATTAATGCCCACCCCTAACTCAAGACAATTCCAGTTCTCATCCATTAACGACGCAACGAGCTGGAGAGCTACTGATCTAGCCTCAGCTGAATACGCTGAAGATAACATCGTAACGATGTATTCCAGTTTCGATCAGATGTGGATATTCTGCGATAAGACTACCGAAGTATGGTACAACTCAGGGGCTATATTTCCTTGGACACCAGTACCTAACGGAGTCTTAGAGATGGGCTGTGCAGCAGCTGAATCAGTAGCCGAAGCAGATAATGCTTTATTCTGGTTAGGGCAAGACAGGTACGGAGACGGCGTAATATGCCAATCTGAAGGCTTTAACTACAAGATAGTATCTAATAGAGGTATTAATAACCAAATTAGAACGTACGACTCCATAAGTGACGCTTTCGCATACGCCTACAGACAAGAAGGTCACACCTTCTACGTCATAACTTTCCCTAATACTGAAACCATTGACGGTATCGTCAAAGGGGTAACCTGGGTATACGATACAACTACAGGACAATGGCATGAAAGACAATCTACAGACACTACAAGGATCGTTCAACCTGCATATACTAGACACAGAAGCCAATTCTACATGTTATTAGGCGGAAAAGGCATCGTAGGAGACTTCCAATCAGGAAAGCTATACGAACTTGACTTAGAAAAGTACACAGATAACGGTGAGCCCATTAAAAGAAAAAGAGTTACTGAGACGTATAACCAAGAAGGTAGGCTGTTCAGTACATATAACTTAGAGATACAAATGGACACAGGCATCGGCTTAGTGTCAGGACAAGGAAGTGACCCACTGTTCGGTATTCGTTACTCCAAAGATGCAGGTCGAACTTGGAGTGAACAGAAATTCTTATCTCCAGGTAAACTAGGTGAATATGATAAGAGGCCTTTATTGACTAGACTCGGCTCGGGTCGTAACCTCACTATTGAGGTTGAGGCTACAGACCCTGTGCCGTGGGTACTTTTGGGAGCCCGTGCGGATATCGAAGGGTCGGCTGATTAATGAGTAGGATTAGTATACCACCAGCACCTAATAAGGTGAAAATACTTTTAGACGAAGTATCCATGAAGGTAAGCGTACCTTGGTTACAGTGGTTTGAAGGTGTCAGAGAAGAAGCTAACCCTAGTACTCAAGATATAACAGCTGCCGAAGCAGTAGATCCTAATACAGAATATACATCTTTATCAGTAGCATCAGGTACTTACGCAGTCACCCTAGCAGTCCCTGAAGTAGAAGGTAGAACTAAGATCATTGAAATGATAGACGCCTCAGGAACATCCGTTACATTAGCTTTAACTAACGTTATAGGTGGTTCAGCAGGAACTACGGCCACATTTAATGCAGTAAATGAAACTCTGGTGTTAGTAAGCGTAAGCGACAAATGGGTAGTCATCAATGAAACAGGGGTAACATTATCTTAATATGAATATGTATCACAAACTCGTAACAGATAAAGAAGAGCTACTAAAAGTGTACGGAAACCCTGAAGCACATGAATCTGCTTACGGAGAAGAACTCACTTGGGTAGACGGATCTGAAGACGGGTATCAACACATGGTTTTCTATACTAAAGAAGACGATAACATAATAGGGGCAATCCCCTTTAAAGAATTAAGCCGTTTAATGGCTGAAGTACACATTCACTTCTTACCTGAGTTTTGGGGAACAGGAGCTAGCATGAAAGCTGGCCTAATGTTCGTTAATTGGGTTAAGAAGAATAAAACGTACTTAAAACTAATAACGTGGACCAGTGAGAATCATTGGGTTACACATAAATACTTAGCAAAACTAGATTGCACTAAAATGGAAACTATTCCTAACTCTAACCTCTACAGAGGGGAAGTATGCGGAACAGTCATATATTACAAAGACTTATATAAAACACACCAGTAGGAGACGGCATTAATGTCTAAGCCAAAGAAACCCGAACGGGACGGACTATCGCCCGCAGATGCGGTCGTAGCAGCAGCTGAAATTCAAGCTAACGCGGCACAACAAGCTGCAGATACTCAGGAGAGGGTAGCTAAAGAAGGCTTGTCCTTCTTAGAAGGTCAATACGACATCTCCAGAGAGACTTTACAGCCTTTTGTAGATGCAGGACTCAGAGGTACTGAGGCCCTAGAGGGATTAACAGGTCTGAGAGGCCCTGAGGCGCAGCAGGAGCAACTTTCCTTCATTACTGAAGGGCCACAGTTCCAAACGGCACTAGACCTCGGTAGAGAGCAACTAGAGAAGTCTGCAGCGGCTGGAGGCACGCTACAGTCAGGCAAGTTTGCAGGGGATCTTCAAAGGTTCACTACTCAAACATTACTAGGGGGAGTAGGTCAACAACAACAAGCTTTAGGCCAACTAGCATCTCTAGGGGCAGCAGGAGCAGGCCAACAAGCTCAAGGCAGCAACCAACTAGGGGTAGCAGGGAATCAAATATTCCAAAACATTGGGGAGACTCGAGCAGGTTCTCAGTTGGCTATCGGCCAAGTTAGATCTCAAGGTCTATTAGCTCAAACACAGATTCAAGAAGCAGAATACCAAGAGAAGTTAGCTACGTACAATGAGGGGGGCCTTTTTAGCGGTCTCTTAGGAGGTCTGACGTCAGGTATCGCATCTGTAGGTTTAGGTCTATTAACAGAAGGCGCCGTACCTGGCGCAGGTTTAGCGGGAGCAGCACTATAATGCCAATTAATTTCGGACAACTAGAAGGGGTCACCCCTGAACAAGTCATGTTATTCCTAAGAAGTAAAGAAAGACAGGAAGACAGACAGGAAAGACAAGGTGCCAGGAACCAACAATCTAGAGATAGGGCACTAGACAGAGGAGCAGTAGCTAGCCAAAGCCAACTAGAAAGACAAGGCCGTCTCCAAGAACAGGGCTTAAAAGGGGCACAGTCAACAGAAAATTCAATACTAAAGAATGCTTTAAGCAGAAGTGTTAACTTAGAGTTAGAGCAAGAGAGACAAGCAGGCAGACTAAGCCTAGAAGACTTTAAACAACAAGGCAAAGCTACGGCAGCAGAAAAGTCAGCCGGAGTACTATCAGAATTCCAGAGGAGATCTTTAGACCTCGAAGAGGATAAGTTAGACCTTAGGAGAGATAAGCAAGAAACTGACGCCAATCTAGACAGGGAACAGTTCGAAGCTAAAAAGGATTTAGATCTATTTAATAGAAGTGTCGACGTAGAAAAACTAAATATAGATAAGCAAAGACTACAACAAAATCTGCAAATGCATGCTCAAGATCTATCAGATAAACAGTTTGAGCAAAGTGTGGATAAAGCTAAGTCTTTATTTCAAATAGTAACAGACATTAAAGGTGAACCTACTCTACAAGGTAGAAGAGACAAGTACGCCGAACACTTAGGGGCCATCAAAAGGATAGACCCAGGTGCTCCTGAAACGTTAGACTCAAGCTGGTTAGGTGCAAACTTCTCCATTGTAGCAGACCTACCTAGCTTCTTTAGAGGAAATCCAGAAGCAGCTGTGCAGGCCTTTAAAGTGGGTTCAGGGAGCGGGGCCGTCGAAACGAGGGACGTACCAGTATCCCGGAAGCGGGCAGCAAAAGCTTCCACCTCAAACCTCAAAGAAGGTGATATTATCGTAAACCCTAAAACTGGCGAGAGACTGAGAATTAGAAACGGCAAAGCCGAGAGGATAGAATAATGGCAGGATTCCAAATGCCCCCAGGCTTCGAACTAGAGTCCGAAGAGGTAGCATCAGCACCAGAAGGAAGCCCTTTAGCTAGACAGACAGGTGGACGTGAACCTGAAGTAGGTCAATATTCTAGAGAGCAAGCCCCTGAATTTGAACCTATTAAACTAACTAAGACGAACCAGAACAGGTTGCAAGACGATGTTGTTGATCTGCAAGACAGAAAGGCAAGGTTAGAAAATATACGAGATGCGTTTGAAGACGACTTCGTAACACTACAAGGTAGAGTAGAGACTGCACTAGCAGAAGGCTTTGATTATGTAGGACTAGCTTCTGAAGACCAAAAGGCTCGAATAAATTCTGCCACTAAATTTTTAAGTATGGTAGAGCAAACCTTTTTGAAAGATAAAAAAGAAGCTACTGGCGCTCAAGCAGCCGTACAAGAAATTGAACAGCTTAGAAAAGCAATTTTAAACAGAAATGCAGGGCCTGAAACAATTAGGGCACAATTAGATTTACTTTTAAAAAAGACAGACAGACAACTGGAACATAGGTTTAAAGCTTTGAGTGAGGGTTTATCTCCAAGTATTAAAGAAGTAGGTGATGTAAAATCATTGCGAAAAGAAGCTCAAGAGGCTATTAAACAAGGTGCGCCCAGAGCAGACGTTGAAGACGACTTCTATGAAATGACAGGGAGGGATTTATAATGGCTGAAAATCGCTTTAGTAAGCATATCCCGGGAAAGAAGAAAGAGAATAGGTTTGGTAATCGCACACCTAAAGACGTACCAGTTTCTGCTGAAAAACCTAACGAAGAAAAAGAATTCTCGTCAGCGAAAGCCTTCGCAGCCGGAGTATATGACGGACTATTAACTGCGTCTGAGGGTATTATACAGACCTTCGAACAAATAAAACTAAATGATGAAGAAGAACTGGCTCAAACTAGGGAGTTCGAAGCAGCTCAATCTAGAAGAGAAAAGTCTCTACAGCACAGGTTCCCAGACTCCAAAGCTGCTAAAGTAGGCAGTGTAGTAGGTCAAGTGGCACCATTCTTAACGCCTTCAGGTATTGGTAGATCTGCCGCAGGGTTACTAGGAAAAGGGGCAGCAACACTAGCAGGGAAGGTAGGATTAGGGGCATCAGGAGGAGCAGCCGTTGCAGGCGCCCAATTCACACCAGAAGGGGGCTCTAAGCTCGCTCAAGCCGCTACAGGGACAGTTCTAGGCGGAGCAATACCTGCAATAGGGGCAGGAATCGGTAAAGCTCTACCTATCAATAAGGGCGTTTTAGCGTCAGCTCAAAAAGCTGGTATAGAGCCTACTCTAGGTCAGGTTACAGGTAATGTAGCCGTTCAGGCTATAGAGAAACAACTAGCTAATGTTCCAGTAGTAGGGTTGAGAGGCCATTTCCGTAAACAAGCAGCTAAAGTTCAAAAGCTCGTTGACGCTATTGTAACTAAAGCAGAAAAAGCCGCACCAGGGGCCTCAAATGCAGGCGAGGATATATTAAATAGATTAAATGCATCTAGAGACGCAGTCAAAGACACTGCAAATACTTTGTATAAAGCAGCCGAAAGTGAAATTAAAAAGATAGGTAACATATCTGTACGTCCAGACAATGCTAGGA